AGCCTTAAACCAGTCCTCTCCATCAGCCGCTTTCTCTTCGGGGGGAGCGGCTTGTTGCTGTTGGGGTTTCGAATCCAGATCATCCTCCTCCGAGTCGGCCACATCATCGGTCTTCCTGCCTCCCTTGCGACGACGCAGCCACACAACCTCGCCCTTCACCTTCCGAAGCTCCGATCTCAATGATGATATATCACGCTTCAGCTCTGTCACAGTGCTCATCAATAGTGATATCTTGTCCACCTCCTCGGCGGGAACCCAATCACAACCACGCCACTGGCGATGAATACGATCGAATATCAATACAGCGCTCTTCATGTGGCGCATCGAATCAAACGCACGAAGCGCACGGCCAAGATCGCATTTCAGATTCTCGCGAATGTAGGTCACGACCTCGGACCGAGTAGGGTCGGCGTCGTGCCGCATGGGCGGCATCAGGCGGAACATGGCGCGGAGGGTGGAACCGTTCTCTAGATAACTCATAGGAGAACCAAGGTACGTTCTCCCGGGGCACCCGTCAAGTATCCAGAAGGAACTTCCAATCACGGTCCCAGAAAGTTCCGCGCCCCCCCCGCTATCTCCCCTAAAAGGGAGTTTCATACTCCCTTAAAAGGGAGTCAATAAATGCATCGCCGCAACGCTCTGGGGGGCTCTAACGGCCCCCCCGCTGCGGCGGCATTTATTGAGAACCCCCGACTGATTGCGAAACTTGGAAGCAGGGATCCGGGGATCCGGAGGGTAGGAGGTAGGGGTATCGGAGCACTGAAACCGGAATGCTGGGTCCGATGGATGGATGTGGATGCCTCGCAATCGATCAGAAAGGGGTCGCCAGCGCGTCGGAGGGGTGCTTCCGCATCAAATTGCGAAAGCGGGGTCCGCGGGGCTGGAAACGGAAAACCCCCGGATGGGTGGTCCGAGGGCTCCGCGGGGTGGTGATGGGGATGTTTGGCCTACTCGGTCAGATTCCCGACCGCGGACTTCCAGTCATCGATCAGCGAGCGGCAGTATCCGCAGACCATCTTCAGGCTCGAACCCTTAGAGTTCTCGCAATAGCAATGCTTGCGATCGGCCATGCACTGGCCCGCTTTCAATATAGCAGTCAAACGATCCTCGATCTTGTGTATCAAAAACATCCGCTTCGTGTCGGCCAGCTCCATCAGCTTTCTGTTGGATCCCTCCAGCTCCTTGATGCGATCTCTCATTATAGATAGATCTGTTTTATTTATCAGAGTGTAGTCGTTGTAGTTCATTTGTATCCTTTGAATTCGTTGATGTAGTACACCGAGTCTTCGATCGTTCGCTTGCTCAGCACTCGATTCTTTCCTCCCCTGATGCAGCGTTCCAGCAAGTCGGCCAAGTGATTCCCGATCTGGATCTTCGCGATCGCTTCACGGAATACCTCGTCATGCTCTTGGCTCGTCCTCACGCGGGCTTCGCGGAGGCCCTCAAGTAACCTCTCAATGTTTGGGCTCATGTCACCACAAGGATCCGCGGCTTCACAGCGCCACCCCCTCGGCCACGAAGAAGTCCTTCTCCTCCCCGTTCATGGTCACTCCATTGGTCCACGTCAGACCGATGCAGTCCCCGTTCAGGACGCACTCGATCAGGAACCCGGCAATCACACTGCCACGAGTCGGATCGAAGATCACCCGATACGCACCATTCTTCCAATGCACAGTCTTGCCAGCCAGCACCGCGTCTTTGATCTCTTGTAGTTTCATCGTCGTTGTTCTCGTTCTCGTTGTTCGGGGACCAACCTACCGCACAACCCTCCTCGTGGTCAAGAGGGAAAATACCGCACCATGAAGATTTCCTGTACCCCGGTTCCGGAATCCCGATTCCCGAATTCCGAATTCCGTATGGCATATGGGGGATCCGGAATACCGCACCATGAGATCCTGGGATCGCGGGGGCGCACATGAGGGGCACATAAGGGGATCCTGGGCCGGTGTAACGGGGTGGGACATGGGATGTCGTACCCTGAGGTGCTATGTAAATAGCGGGGTTGGACATTGGGTGTCCGATGGGTGGCAACCTGGGGAAGTGTGACAAGCGGGAAGTGACCAGCGGACAGACTAGGAAGGAAGGGAACCCACACACTGGGGGATCGATTGGCCAACTCATGAGACAAGCGGCAAGCGGCCCAAGGAAGGAAGGAAAGCGGGTGTCGGGTGTCCACACCCTCTGGGCAAAGAAAAGACCCACAGGGGGTTCCTGTGGGCTTGGCGGGGGATTCTATGTCAATTGCCAGCTAGGGCGGAGAGAAAGAGGAGGAGGGTGAACAGCAGGCATAGGGCTAGGTAGCCTAGGACTCTAAGGAGGGGCTTCAAAGCTTCCTCCCGTCCACTACTTCCAAGCGCAATCCAAGGGGACCTAGTTTGCTCTCAATTATCGGGCGCACACGGTCGGCGCACTCGGCGCAGAACACTTTGACGGAAACGTAGTGTGGACCCTTGCAAGCGGAGAGTTCCACAGCCCGCCGATAGTCCAAAATTACCCCGCAGTCGGGGTGGCAGCAGAAAATCGCCCGCCCCACGGCGCACTTGAAAGCGTCACGTTGAATGAGATCGAAGGCGGATTTCACTTGGCCACCCCTTCCACAAAGTGACGGGCTCCGGTTCCGTGGGCCGGGATGTGGATTGATTGATTTCCCCCACGGGCCCCGGCGCAAAGCAGGCAATCGGCGCAAGCGGTACCAACACGCTTGGAGGCGCAAAGGGACTCGCCCGCCGAAGCTTCGGAGCCTACTCGGAAGGTTGACCAGCCCATGGAACGGGCGATGATCATTTCACCGATGGAATCAACGGAGGCCATCAAAAGGGAACGCCACCCTTGCAAGGAAGGCTTGCGCCATTGGTGGGTATAGCCCGTCCACCCGGAAGAAACGCCAGCAATTGCAAGGGCAAGGCCGATGGGAATATGCGTGGGGTCACCGTATGCGCCGAAACGGACACGGCGACCGGCGAAAATGTCCATGAATTGGAGCGTGGGATATTTACCCGCTTTCCAAGCCTTCCAAATCCCTTGGGGGGCTTGGCCCACGTTGACGTAGCATGTCCTTTCTACACCGAAGCGACCGTCAACCTCATGACCCCGATGCATGCAGTTTCCACAGATTAAACGGTCAAGGCCCTGTTTGATCGCTTCCACGGGATCAACGGATTTGACCAGAATCCAAATTTGAACCATGTCGCCGGTTTTCCGGTTGTCCGAAGGGGTGGAGAAGCCGGTCGCGATTACGACACGGTCGCGATCTTCATGAAGGACAAATCCGTTCACTGGGCACCCCCATTGATCACGGTGAACCGGATGTTATGACCCGTCGTTTCGTTGGGACCGGTGCTGTAGCCTATGAATGCGGCAAACTCCACAATGGACAGGTTCCGGGTGTAGGAATCTTCAACCATGGTTCGGACGATACCCCGGCGACCGAATGCCCGGCGGGCGGCACGTTTCGCGAAAACCCCGGCGGCATCCCGGATGGAATCGGAGCGGACGGAGCGAAAACCGTTGCAACGGAAGAGAGTCAATTTACACCTCCGATTGCTTCGATGAGGGCGACGATGGCCACGATTGCAAGGAATCCAAGCAAGCAAAGCGGGCCGTGGAATTTAGGGGGAATGCGTAGTTTCATGATGTTTTGGATGCTCCGACGTCGGAGCGCACGCAAAGGAGATCACCCTTTGCAGCGTTCAGCAACTCCAAAGTAAAAGAAAATCCAAAGGAATTGCCAGGTTTACTTTGCGGGGCAAAGTGGATCAATGGCGAAGGGGAAGGAAGGGGAGAAATTGGAGAGAGTTACCAAGAATGGGAAGAAAGTGGGGAGGCCACTAATTCCCGTTTCAGAGGCCGATCAAAAAAAAGCTCTTGAGGCATGCAAGCTTGGGATTCCCCTTGAGCGTGTGGCAATTCTCTGCGGATTCCCAAGCGGCAACGCTGGACGCTGGCATGACTTCCTGAAACGTAATCCTGACTTCGCCGATCAATTGGAGAAAGCAAGACTTGAGGGGGAACTAGATCTTACCTCCGTAGTTCGCCAATGCGGCAACGGCTGGCAAGGCTCCGCTTGGCTATTAGAGAGAACCCGTGGCTATGTCGCCAGGGCTCAATTGGATCACACTACCAAAGGAAAGGAATTGTCAGTAAGCGGTAATCTACTAGGAGCGTTCGGAGGGGGAAACAAATAGGATAGCGTATACCAATAAGCGGCCCAGGATAATAGACGACGGGGTAGGGGGGACCCCCACGAGGGGGGTGGGGTGATACCTGATACCCCCTCTCCCTCCCACAACCAATTTTATGGCAGTCAAGCAAATTAAGCGCAAGAAATCCCCTTCACTCGGAATGGGTTCTCACATCCCTGCTTGGAAGCAGCGGAAGCTCTTGGAGGAAGCTCAGCACCTCTCGAACTTCCCTGAGATGATGCTTGGCCTACGCGATACCTATGCCTGGCAGAAGGCGGTGTTGGGGGCTCTGAACGAGAAGCATGCGAAGGTGGCGTTGAAGGCTGCGAACGGCTCTGGCAAGACGAGCATGGTGGCGGCTTCCGCTGTCATATGGCACATGCTTCGCTGGCCGGGGAGTCTGGTGGTGTGTACGGCTGGTGTGTACCGACAGGTGGCTGACGCTCTGTGGCCGCATCTGCGGAAGATGATCAATGGGTTGGGTGGAGAGGAGAACGGTTTCTCGATCAAGGACGGCGAGATCCGCTATGTATACCCGAGGTTGGTTGATGGCCAACAATTGATCAGCCGGTGTATCGGGTTCTCAGCCAGCAACCCGGAGAAGGCTGAAGGCTGGCATGTGCAGGGTCCGAGCAACGACCTGATGTACATTGTGGACGAGGCGAAGGCGGTGCCGGACGGGATCTTTCAGTCGATGGAGCGGTGCCAGCCGACGAGGACACTGCTGATGAGCAGCCCCGGTGGAAGCAGCGGGTACTTCTACGATGTATTCCGGCGGAACGATGGCAAGTGGAAGACCTTTACCGTTACCGCTTTCGACTGCCCGCATATCCGGAAGGAGTGGATCGATGATCAGTTTGCGAGGTGGGGCGAGGGTCACCCGCTGGTTCGCTCGATGATCTACGCGGAGTTCATGGAGGACGATGGGAGCCTTACGGCTGTGAAGACCGCCGACTGGCAGAAGCTGGTTAGTGGCCCACCCAAGGAGGATACCGAGGGTCACAGGCTCACAGCGGGTTGCGATTTCTCAGCCGGCGGGGACGAGAGTGTGATGGTGGTGCGACAAGGGAACACGGTGAAGGGTCTGATCCGCTGGCGGGACAAGGACACGATGGCCAGCGTGGGCCGGTTCATCAGTGAGTTTCGCAAATGGAAGCTGAAGGCTGAGGATATCTATGCCGACGTAGGAGGCATGGGTGTGGTGATGTGCGATGCGCTGAGGGCGGAGGGGTGGGACGTGCGCCGGGTGAACTTCGGGGAGCGGGCGATACGGGATGATCAGTTCGTGAACAAGGCGGCGGAGATGTGGATCGAGTTCGGGCGGATGGTGGAGGAGGGGCGAGTGAATCTGGGGCCGGTGGGTACGGACGAGGTGCTGTTGCAGCAGTTTGTGAGTCGGAAGGTGCGGACCAATGGCAAGGGGAAGCTAACCTTGGAGGGGAAGGATGAGCTTCGCGCCAGAGGGGTGAACAGTCCGGATCGGGCGGATGCGATGGTGCTGGCCTTCTGTGGTGGTGGCGGGAAGCGGATGGACGAGTACATGAAGGCGCTGGGCGAGGATGGGCGGAGCCTGTTGGAGCGGATGGAG